GCTGGTACGACAACACAGACGAAATGTATGTAATTGCCAATGACGGAACTAATGTCGGGCGTTCACCCGATACCTTAGCGAGTTAGCTTTATGTCGTTTAATATAACCGCAAACTCAGGAACAGGGTTTGATATAACACTGGGGTCATCCACGACAGGGCAGATTAAAGTCTGGGACGGAAGTGGCTGGGTCGCCAAACCAGTCAAGGTATGGAATGGCACTGCATGGGTCGTGAAGCCATTGAAGCGGTGGGATGGCAGTGTATGGGTGACGACACCTTACTAGCACATAATAAAATAGTAGCACTAAGGTATAATTAAACTATGACATACGACATTAAATGCAAACACTGTGACCGCTTCTTAGGTTCAACCGATCAATCAACTACTACTACAATAAAATGTTCGAACAGTTCCTGTAAAAAGCTTGAGACATATAAAATAGTATTCCTATCCGATCACAATAAGAGCCACTAAACACTTACAAGTTGATATAGAGTATAATTATAGTAGAACATATACGAACATAAGTTCATCTAAGAGCGTTTGAATATTGTTCTAAAATTAACAGTAAGGATAATTATGCAAAATAAGTTCTGGAAGTTTCAAGACTCTGTAGAGAGTAATGGAACAGAGCTAATATTATCTGGCCCTATAGCTAGCGAATCATGGTGGGGCGATGAAGTCACTCCCCAAGAGTTTCGCCAAGAGCTAAAAGAACATACATCAGGTAAGCTTACAGTTGTTTTGAACAGCGGTGGCGGTGATGTGTTCGCAGGATTAGAGATATATAACGCTCTACGAGAATTAGATGCAGAAGTTACTGTCCGTGTTGACGGCCTAGCAGCCTCAATTGCTTCAATAATAGCAATGGCAGGAGATAAGATAATTATGTCCCCTGGAAGTCTAATGATGATTCATAGACCTTCAGTATTCGCCGCTGGTAATGTTGATGATTTAGATAAAGCAAAACAAGTTCTTCTAAAGATAGAGGAATCAATAACCCCTATTTATGTAGAGCGTAGTGGCCTATCTACTGAAAAAGTAAGTGAGATGCTAACAGCTGAAACATGGATGAGTGCAGAAGAAACTGTTGAATTAGGATTTGCAGATGAAGTTATTAAAACTGAAAAAGCTAGTCTTAAAGAGACAATTCAAAACGCACTTAATGGTGATTTTGCATTTAGCATGGAAGCAACCAAAGAAGCAATTGCTAATATGGCTGTGAAAATGGAAGAGAAGAAAGAGGAAGACAATGTGGTTAAACCTATTGAAACCGAAGAACCTACTCCAGTTGAATCCCCAGTTGAAGTCAAAGCCGACGAAACCGAAGAAACAACCGAAGTTGAAGTTAAAGAAACTAAAGTAACAGAAGAAAATAAGGAAGAAGAAATTATGACAGAAGAACAAAAAGCAAATGCTGCTGCTAACGCTACAGGACAAGTTATTGCACCTGCAGAACAAGCACCAGTTATTGTAAAAGCAACCGTTAAAGATTACCTAAAGACAACAGCCTCAATGGATGCCTTTGCGCTTATCCTTGAAGCAAATGCTGGAAAAGACGCTAAAGAAGTTAAAGCTGCTTGGGGTAAACACCTTGAAGTAGAAATGGGTGTCACAAACCCTGCAGTATTTTTGCCTGAAGCTTTGATTACAGAAATTGAAGATGCTTTCAAGCAAGGTGGAGAAATCTGGAACAGAGTTACTAAGACTGGCGCAGATGTATTCCGTGCTGCTTGGGATACTGTTACAGGTGAAGATTCACGTGCTAAGGGTTATAACCGTGCTGTCGCTGCTGACAAAGCTGAAGAGCTTATCACAATTGCAGACCGTGTACTACGTCCTCAGTTCATTTACAAATACATTACTCTTAACAAAGAAGATGTTAAAAACCAACGTTCAACAGGTGCATTAGTAAAATATGTACTTACAGAACTACCACGACGTATTGTCCGTGAAGTAGAACGTGCAATTGTTATTGGTGATGGCCGTGCTCCTGGTGCAGATGACAAGATTGATGCTCTAGTTTCAATCAAAGCCGACGCCGCAGCAAACAACGCATTCGCTAAACGATACGTTCCAACTGTTTTAGCTTCAAGATACACTTCAATGCTACTCGCAAAAGATTTAGTTCTAGCTGAAGGCTCAATGGTGTTGATTGCTAAAAAAGGTTACTTAAGCCAACTATTGCTTGAGTCAAATACAAATGGTGGATTCCTATTCGCCCCTGGCACAAACCTTGGTGCTATCATGGGCTTTGATGCAGTCATTGAACCAGATTGGATGACAGAAGACACAACTAACGATGCTTATATTGTTACTCTAAGTAACTATAAGACTGTTGGTGATGCGTCAATTGAAGCATTCACAAACTTCATGCTAAAGACTAACAAACAAGAGTACTTGCAAGAAATATATGTTGGTGGTGGACTTACAGTTCTAAGTTCAGCAGTTGCTATTGCATTAACTCCACAGGCCTAATTTTAAAGAAAGGGAATAAACTATGACACAGCAAACAATTCAAGCACTCTTAGGGCGTTCCCTTTCTCCTGCTGAGGTGACCAACTTTGATTTATACTTAGAACTTGCAGAGGAAGCCCTCAGCGGTTTAATCTGCACCAGTATAGATGATGTTACCGAACAGAGGACGTTCACTGTAAGAGAGGGCTACAGTACTGCATTTGTAGATATTCTAAGAAGCGTTAGTGAAGTAGAGATTGATGGCAATGCTGTCACAAACTACTCACTACGCCAATGGGATAAAAGCAATGGTACTTGGTACAACTCTTTGGTGTTCGATGAAAGATTTTCTAACGCTAGTGAAATTAAAGTAACTGGCGTGTGGGGATTTGCTACAGTGCCGGCTGATTTACAAATGGTAATGGCTGGCCTGTTTGACCTTACGACTAAGAAAAACAAATATGACCCAACTATTAAAAGTAAGCGTGTAGAGGACTTCCAGATACAGTTTGCTGACCAAGTTGACCAGGATGTTGAGTTTAGAAATAAACACGCTCAGACACTCTCTAAATACAGCCTATGTACTATAGGGTATGTAAGACACGGAGAAGTTTGTTAAATGGAAGTATTTGATGTATTTGATCTTACTGATTACACATTTCTACAAATTAGTAGAGGTGGCGTGACTGGTAATAATATTCAATCTCAAATACAGGCTCAAGGAGTTTTTAAGCTTAGGTCACAAATGGTCAGAGGCGAGAACTCAGAGACAAAGAACTCTAATGCAACACTACACATAAGAAGTACAGAACCATTCATAGCGACTAATAGTGAAAATCTTGTTGGTCACGGCGTTATAGTCAACGGCAAACAATATGAGATTATTGGTCAGACTGCTGGTAAGAACTTTGACAATGGAGTAGTTGAGCACTACACAGCAACTTTAGAGGAAACAGAGTTTAGCGATGCCGCTTAAAGTAAATATAGTACCTAACTGGGATGGAAAGATTACATCTGAAATGAATAAAGGTTTGGCAGAAATGTCTGTAGATATTCAAACTAAGGCTGTAATACTAGCACCTATAGAGACTGGTGCATTGCGTGCAAGTGGTAAAGTAACGCCTGTAACTGATGGCTACAAGATTAGCTTTGGTAGTTCAGCTGTTCCTTACGCTAAACGCAGACACTTTCAAAATGCTAAGAATCCCGGAACACTACGCTATTTGTACCGTGCCGGTGATGGAGTCATCAGAAGTAACTTATCTAAGTACTTTAGGAAGTTGATATGATAACGCTAAACCTAGCTAAATGGCTTGAACAAGAAGGCTTCGGGACATTAGACGTTTCTATATTCTGGGAGGAGGCAAGTCTTAATTCGCAAGGAAAGCCGAAAGATGGAATATGGGTTGTGACGAGAGGTGCTGCAATAAACAGAGTAGTTACTACTCGCCAAGCATTTGACATCTACTCAAGATACACAAACAAAATAACTGGTTCGCTTAAACTAGAAGCAATACTAGAAAAAATAAAAGAAACGTATGGGGAAACCTGTACATTGCCAACAGTGCCACCCCATTCATTGACTGTTTACAGTGACGTTAGATTAGTTCCTACATCTGGTATATCCAATGTTGGTACTGACGATCAGGAAAAGATAGTCAGAGTGATAAGTGGCGAAATTAACTATAATATAAAGGAGTCATAATATGACCTACGATCTAAGCGGCAAAGTAGATGTTTCCCTCAACGGAATCAGATTACCAGCTAAGTTTTTAAATGGTGATGATGGTGTTGTTACTACCATCACTGAAGGTATTAGAGAAATACCAACAATGGAAGGTTCAGTTAAACAACCTTCAGGTACTTTGGATGATGCAATGATAACATTCAGTGTTATTTTGCCTAACATGAACTACTTAAAGAATATATTCCCTGATTTATACACAGCCTCAGCAGACCGCCCAACAGTAGCCGGCCGTGTATCATTTGGTGGAACACAATGTACTTCACGTGAGACTACTCCAGTTGTTGTTCACTATGCTTGTCAAGCTAACTCAGACAATGATGTTTTCATTCCTGCAGGTTTAGTAATTGCAAGTATTGAAATGACACAGAATGTATCCGATGCTGTATCAGTATCTGTAACAGTGCAAGCACAACCAAGTGACACCTACGGGGGTGTACGTGCATGGCTTGGAACTGGTGACTTAACAGCACCTAGTATATGGAATGCAACTACAGAAGTATACGGGCCAATAGTTTAATTCTGCTATACTAAAGTAAAAGGGGATTATATGAGCGAAGTTCTAAAAATCAGTACAAGTAAGTACACTAAAAAAGGTAAGGTTGAAGTTGATGGAAACCTTTGGGAAGTAGTATTACCTGGTGCTGGTACAGAACTTCGCTTCTCCCAAGCTTCAAGAGCGTGTAAACTATATGGTGCAAGAATAGAAATGCTTGACAATAAAATAGACAGCAAAACTATTTCAGAGACAGAGTTAGATAATTATGAAATCTACTCTCAGAAGTACGAAGAAAATGAACGCATGATATATGATGTGTTTTTAAATACATTTAAGGATGACACCAAAGACAACGAGAGTGTTAAGAAGTGGGTGAATGATACTCCTACAGCAATAATCATGCAGGCATTTGAAGATGTTAAGAATCAATCAGCACCGCAAGACGATGGAACAGAAGAAAAAACAGACTGACGCAGAAGAACGTCAAAGATTGATTGACGAAATATCTGCAGAAGATTTAGCTAAAGTTCAAGAGGTTCAATCAAGTACAAGGGGCGCATACCAAGTAGACCAGGAATGGATGTTACTTGCAGAGTTCGGTAAAGCGTATGGCTGGCAAGCTT